GTAGCGTTTGCTGCCTCGCGGTCCTGAAGAACCTCGGTGAAACTCTTGCGCTCCTGGCGGCACTGCAAGAAAATCTCGCGGAGCTGAGCACTCTTGGATTTCTGCTCGTTGAACTTAGCCAGCTCACGCTCATCGAGCATGCCCTGGATGTCCAGATGCAGACGGTTGTCTTCGCGGACGAGAGCGTCATACTTAGCGTTCTCCTCGGCGGTGAAGGCGCGGTTCTCCTTGGAAGCACGCTCCTCGATCTGATCCAGCTCTACCATGATCTCATGGTGACGCTTCTGGATTTCAGCTTTTGTCATTTTTTCTTTTGCCATTGTTAAATGATTTTGGGGTTGTTAATGATTGAATATCTCGCTGTTTTCGGCCATGTGACGGCGCAGGGAACGACGGCTCTCGGAAGCCTGGGCAATTTCCTGCTTCTCCTTCTCGGCTTTGATACGGTCTGCCTCACGCTGAGCCTTCAGTACTTCGGGCTCTCCGAGCTTGGCATCCAGTTCCTTGTCAACGACCTCACGCTGTGCGATGTCAGTCTGTGGGTAGGCCGGATGGCCGGCGATAGTCACGTCATAAAGAGCGGTGATTCGCTTCACGTGACGTACCCATACCTCCTTGCCGTCATGGTCCTCTTCCTTCATGCGCTCGTAGCTGACTCCGTTCTCGCTGTCCTCCTCATCGCACATGAAGGCGAATGACATGCCGGTGATGTCACCACGCTCGATGGCTGACAGCAACTCATCAGCAGTGGCGGTCTCGGCCAGTGTGCAGCGTATGAACAGACCCTTCTCGTCGAGTGAAAGTGAGAGGGTGCCCTTTCCGTTGACTGAACGTCCCAGGATAATCTCGTTGTTGTGGAAGGCAGTCAGCACAACGTCGCTCTTGTTAATGAGCTCAGGTGTGATGCTGCCACGCTCAATGATCTCATACACTTCGCGGTATGATGACCAGGGTGTGAGATTGACGCTGCGCTGTCCAAAGATCACGGCGTGACCCTCGACAGTGCGGCTTTTCTCTTCTCCCTCTGCCTCACGGACATGCAGGTTGCATGCCAGGAAGTCAATTTCTCTCTGAATTTTTTTACTCATTGCAGTTATCTTCTAATTATTCGTGAACTTTCCGTCTCAGGGTTTACGGCACGAGAGACATGTCCGTAAAACATAACAGCTTGCTCCTGCTCAGGTGTGGGAGCAACGGCGCGACGGATGCCTGGCTGTTCGGTGTATTGTGCTGGTTTCATATCTTCAACTCTTTTAAGATGGCTTCTTTCTCAGGAGTGCGCTCATTGACCTGGAAGAACCGGCGTTCATGATCACGTATGATACCTTTGGTCCTTTCAGGGTTACCGTGATAGCCACGAGATAGCTTGACTTTTACCCACTCCTCGGCAGTCTTAGTCCAATAGTGATCGATGCGCATGACGCTATGATCACACTTGCAGAAAGCCGATTGCTTGACACGCTCGCCCTTGGGGTTGATGCAATAAAGCGGGGGATCAGACGGATTGTGGGGGTTAAGTCTGAACTTGACTTCACCCAGACCACCACGCACAAAACTCTTGATGTGGTCATCTTCGGGGAAGTCATACTTGACTTTGCGGTCCACGGGCATCGGCTCGGTGAATCGTTCTTTGAGCGGGCGGTCATCGTAATGCACCAGACCATTGTCGGTCATGATACGCCAGTTGATGAGCAGCACATCACCTTCAGTGTACTTGGCCAGCTTATCCGGCAGCTTTTGGGTGCCCTTATAGCGGACGAACTCGTCAAAGTCAAGGAATCCGATCCAAGCATACTCGTTCTGATGACGGCGGTAGCACTCCTCATAGACGCGGCACTGCATGTTGGCACGGTCGTGTATGTCTATGATTTCGACAAATCCCTGCTTTACATAATCTTCCAGCACATCAATAAACTTCTCCTCGTCCTTGAAGTGGTTGTCATAGATGAATATCTTCTTGACACCCAGCTTCAGGTAGTGCTCCACCCACTCGCGTGCATACCGATTCTCCTGACGTCCGTAGGCGCAGATGGCCACGTCCTTGATGCCACGCATCTGGGGTGACGGCTCCCAAAGGGAGCGGTGCTGCTCCAGCCATTTGTTATGCTCATCAGGATTGGTGAATCGCCATGATGCGGAACGATAATGGATGAAGCATTTATCAAGATCAGCATAGTTACGGGCCACCAATGCCGGCTTGGTTTTGATGATGTCCTCCAGTAGTGATGCGCCGGTGTCATACCAGTTGCCTGACACTTCACCAGGCAGCAGCCACCATGAACGCTGGGGATCAAAGTAGCGTGCGCCGTGCTGGGTGAGTTTGGCCACGTTCATGTAACATAAGAACGGACAAAGGCGGTTCTTCTCCTTGCTTCCATTGCGTTCAAACCACTCCACCTTACCGCAAGCAGCGAACTGCTCATTCCAGAGGAAGTTGATGTCACGTGTCAGCAAGATGTCAGAGTCCATCAGTATGAATCCGTCGGGAAGTACCGACCAGAGGTATTGTACTGAAAGCATGTGCTTGACGCTTCCGTAACCAGACACCTTGGCGAATCGGTTCTGACGGTTGGGGTACTTGGCCAGTTCCTGCTCAAAGTCAATGACCTGGCCCTTGGTGTTATCAATTATCTCAACACCCTCCAGCGTGGTTGTGAACGGACGGTTGTCGGAGTTGTCAAAGACTACCACACGCCACGACATCCCTCCGTGCTTACGCAGGGAGAGGATGGTGGCTTGAGTGAGCTCAGGGGTGTTGTAATGGACGATGGCGGCGGTTTTCTGGGTCATAGTCTTGGATTTTAGTTGCCGTCATCGACACAAGCGAGCTGATAACCGTCGCTGGTCTCAATCATATACTCATCGTATGTCTGGAGTAAGCCAAGCGGGAAGAGCATGTTCTTGGTGCCTGTCAGTTGTATCTGATAGGTGGCGTTCTCTCGGTTGGCGGCAACGACAGTGATGTCGCTGATGATGGCTTCACCGGCCAGCATCAGGTCTTCCATGTCGCTGTTCTGCTCACCTCCGGCCACGCCGAACTCCACGTTCACGGTCTGGCCGATACGGTCCATCATCGAGTCGGTGTCGTTACGTTCGGGGTCATTGGTGACAAGTCCGTTGGTACGCAGTGACCACGCCAGGCTTACCGTCTGGTGGTTGTCAAAGACACCGGTGTCATCCTTGGTGCTGAACTGCTCAGTGTTGAGGTGTACGTTCAGCTCACACTGCTGGGCGGCGGCTATGACAACAGCCGGATCACCCACAAAGATTCTGAGGTTTTGTCCTTTTACGACTGCCATAGCTGTGCGGATTACTTGGATGACTTGCGGGTTTTCTTAGGCTCTGAGGCGGGAGTCTCATCGTACAAAGACCAGTCGATGCTGTCCTTCTCCTCCCAGCCGATAGCGAGCTGCTGCTTGACATAAGCCACGGCTGCAAGGTAGAACTCGGTCAGCTCCTCTGCTGTCTCGAAGGTGTGATAAACGGGATCGCCGTTCTCGTCTTCACCCAGCTTGAAGGTGGCGGGGATGCCGACTTCGGGGTTGGCTGCGGCGATACGCTGTGCCTCACTGAAGTTATGCTGGTTCTCCTCGCTGAGCCATACATTGATGCCGTTCCAAACGAAGCCGCTCAGGATGCGGGCATCGGTCTTGGCGTTGATGTCGGCCTTGACAGCCTCCTTGATCTGAGCCAGTGAAGGCTTGCCGGTCTGCTTCTTGTTGAAGTACACCTCAAACCAAATGGCGTTATCTCCCTCGGCGTCGGGCTGGAAGCCGTAACCGATGATCACTCTTGAAGCGTCCTCACGGATGAGGGCAAATTCATTCTTGTTTCCGTTAATCTTACTCATAGTTATATGTTTAATATGTTGATATTCTTCTGTTTTCGGACATTATTTGGCGATAGGTTTACTTTTCAGAATATCGCCGTCAAACGCCAGTACATCAGCAAAGCGGCTGTCTGCAAACAACTCACGACGCAGATTGTAACTGGCGGTGTGTGACAAGACTCCCAGATAACTGTTGACTGAGAAACTGACATTCTCAGGATTTCTCAAGTCCAGCGTGGACATGTTCTGCTTCATGCGGCTCAGCGTCTTGTTGGACACGTAATCGCGGTAAGGCTTGACAAACGCGCCAAGGAACTCAACACCTTGGCGTATGTCACGCACATGCAACTTACCCATGTGAAGCTCCAGACCCAGGTCATCCTCAAGGAACCGGCGAATCTGAGGCACGATGCTCAGCAACCACTCACGGTCGGCACTGACCACATACGAGTCATCGACATAACGACCGTAATGCTTCACACCCAGCGTGCGCTTCATGAATTGGTCGAACTCGTTGAGATAGACATTCGAGAAGAGTTGGCTGGTGAGGTTACCAATCGGCAAGCCGCATCCTTCTGGTGTCCAGAAGAGTGACTTGTTATGGTCCAAGCCGTTCCAGTCATCAAGAGAGCCCACAATCTCACAGTTGGTCTTTGGATCAAGTAATATGATCTGCTCGGTGAGCCAACAAACGAAGTCGATGTCGATACGGTCACGCCACCTCTCAGGTGAGTCGTGGTGTATGCGATGATCGGCCATCTTGAGGATGGTGCCGGTGGCTATCTCCAGCAGACGCTTGCGGCGTATGTGCATGAAATAACCACGGATGTCCAGGTTCATGGCGTAGCAAGGCTGCGTCCAGTTCTGGCTCTCCTGACGTATGTGCATCCCAAGGCGGTCGATGCCGTAATGCGTGCCGCGCCCTACGATACACGAGTAGGAGTCTTGTATGAAAGTACGTTCAAAGAGCTCGTGGCAGTAGTTGAAGTAGAGATGATGTACAACACGGTCTCGGAACATAGCCGCGAACACTTCTCTCTTCTTCGGGTACTCTATCACGAAAGCACTTGGACGGTCGGGCTGTATAACGTCTGGTCAGAAGATCATCGCAGAGCTCATCCATGTTCTTCTTCAGATGTGCCTCGAACTTACGGACGTAAGACATCTTGGCCTTGTGCTGGCGGGCATCATAGAAGGCGACATAAAGGTCAAGCAGCAGTTGGTCTCTGTTCAGTTTATATCCCGATCCGTCATTCATAGTGCTTCATTGTTGGTTCTTGAGTCTTGATAAGTGCTGAACCGCGCGAACGCTGAAGCCGTTCCTGCGATTGTTGTTGTTCTGCGGATTCACACCTTCTGAATTGAAGTTCAGGTTGTAGGCGTTCGTGGCCGAGTTGTAACTGGAAGACCAGTAGTTCCCGTTCGTGCCTCGGTTGTTGA